CCCTGCCATAACTTATTATGGCTTTAACAGACAACCCAATGTCACTTACTATAACAGGTAATACTACTATAGGAGCTGAATTAGAAGTCAGTACTCCTACTGGAGAAACTACGTTAGCACATGGCAGCACATTTACAGTACCTGCAGGAATAACAGTATTAAGAGCTTCATTTAATCAATCCGGATATTTAAGTTTGACTACGTATGTAGGTGTGACACCTAATAAATCCTATAAATTGTATTCTAATTGGACTGAATATAATTATGGGGAAGGTGAAGAATATTTGTTGTACAATGCTAACAACAGTAAAGATTGGATTAACTATAGTATAGGCAATCTAGACGTTAATACTGGTTATACTGAGTTGAATTTTAAACTCGAATGGTCGCCTACTATTAATCAACACGCAGTTGAAGTTACAGATTACTAATATTTTTTTTTAGGGAGAGGCTAACTACCTCTCTTTTTTTTGCTTTTCCAAGTATAATATAATTATGAAAATAAATATAAGGAGGACCTATGCCAAATAGAAACTTATTATTAAGCAGTGGAAAACAAACAATATCAGTAACACTAAAAGTCATAAATTCAAGTGGAAACGCTATAAAAAATGCTAGAATTGAAATTCAAGAGCTAGGGAGCTTTACAACAGATAATAACGGTAAAGTATTCTTGGAAGGACTGCTTGAAAATGAAATCTATAGAGTTACAATTTCTGCGCCTGGATATACCTCGATTAGCAACCGATTTGCTACAAATACTGACCCCGTACAAGAATACACGTTTGTACTTCAAGTAGCTCTGCCCAGTGTAGAAACTATTCTTGTAACCCGGGAACCAGAGTATCAATCCTTTGCGTTAACGATACCCAATGGTGTAACTGTGCTTAAAGTACTGTCTGCATATTTCGTAGAAAGCTCAGAATATATAGGCAATATGTCACTCCATAATATAGACAATAATAAGTATTGGTTTGCTTATGATTTTAATGATGATTCCGCCCCTTTAACTTATTATGTTGGGGTTACCCCTAATAAAACCTATAATTTACTGCTTTATGGAGAATGGAATGGGGGAGATACGACTTTTAGTTACTCCAGTAGTATAAATAGTATCACGCCTAATGTAACTGATTACTAATATAGGTAAGGAGTATGATCTATGAAACGCGTCATCCAGATGCTGATATTATTAATAGCTATGTATTTACCAAGTATCGTATGGAGCCATCAGGTCGTTGGTAATGACCGATACGACACTCCTGGTAAAATAGCAGAAATCGAAAAATACTTTAAAGAACGATATAACTTAGAGCTGGACCGGCATGTAGTGGTTATCCTGGAACCCTCTACTAAAGCGTATAGCAGACGACTGCAAAGTTTAAAAGTGAAAGACTATGAATCCATAGCCTATCGCAGCCAGGCACTGACCTCTAAGGAAAACGTTATTGTCATAGATTGTTCGGGTTTATCTGACCGTAGCTATATGTTCTTTCTTGCTCATGAACTGGTACATCAATATCAATTCCAACTATCAAAGGAAAAGACAACGGAAGACATGGTGGCTGTAGAAGGACTTGCAGACATTATTGCCAGTGATATCAGCGGCTACCCAATTGAAATCAAAAACTGTAAGATAAGCTATGAAAGTATTAAGTCCTACTATGATTTCAAAGCTTCCCTGGCTAGCTGTGGAAGTGCAACGATATACCAGGCCCGCTTTTTTATGCGAAATGCAAACTTTTTAGATTGTTTCAAAAAAGAATAAATAAGTATTGACAATTTAATAAAAGTATGGTATAATATCAATGTAGCGTATCTCCAACCTCTGAATATAAAATTCCTTTATGCCCCTTTTATCTATCCGGATTATACCATCGTTAGGTTTCTTGTTCCTACTGGTGTTATAATCCGGATTTCTCTTATAAGTCTTGATTTCTCAGCAAAATATGATATAATTAAGATAACTGAGAAATAAAAGGAGGCCATATGAAAGACTATGAAAAACATTGAAATAACTGTTATCGGTCCTGGTAGGGTAGCCCTGAGTAATACAACTGTACTTGCTAACTCTACTACGAGTGTGCCCTGGAAACCAGGGCTTCAGCTTCTGCCTGACACTGATGTTATATGCACTAGAATATTATATAATAGTAAAGATATACTGACAGTGAATGATATCGCTAAAAAAGCTACTATTTTTAAAATACCTACTGATATTGAAAAAATATTGGTATGCTTTGAAAAACAGGAGTTCGCAGAAGTTGTCTTTAGTATTAATTTAGAACCAGGTATACTAAAGCCACCCTATGATACTATGCCAGACACTGTAGCTCGGTCGATATTGCCTGACTTATGCAGACTATGCAATACATCTACACTAGAGAGTAAACAAGTCAACTACTTGAATAATTTGAAACCGGTCAGTAACCAAAAACTTATCTCGTTACCCATTAAAGTACCGGTGGCTAATATGTTCAATGTGTGCCATGCGATACTTGCAGGTAACTCAGATGTCTTAAAGATAGCGAAAGGGTTCCTTAAAAATAGTGTTTGTGTACTGGATACCTCTACAAATACTAGAGTAAAATCCACAGGCAAAATTTATACATTTGTGAGAGGGGGATCTACCAACTATATATCTCGTAACTATATGTTTGTACCAGATCATACTTACGAAATAGCAATGCAGCTTAACGCTTCACATATTAACACTAGTATCGAAGGAGATATACCTAATGATATATTTATGTACCGAGATAGAAATGGTGAGTTGCATCCAATTACGACGAAGCTTAAAAGTACTGAACTGAATGGTATGACCCTTGTTGTAACAAAGTTGTACCGTGAAATATATGTGATTAAAGTGAAAAGTAATACTTGGAAATATAAGGGTATGGTAACTTCTCTTGTTTCCACACATCGCTACCTAATTATACCTGGCTATACTTCTGTAAACAGTGACCTGTTGGAAGATGGAGAGAATTCCGAATATAAAGTTTTAAAAAATCCATTAACTGTTATACGGTTAAAAACTGATATATTATCAAAGATAATAATTGAAGGGAAAAGCTGTGATACTCCAGAACGATTAGGGGAGACTTTGTACCTTAGTAATGTAAATGTGCATACTAAAGAGTTTCTTTTTGAAAACTGCAGAATAACGCCCCGTAAGGATTTACCTTTATTAACACTTACATATGCAGATCATCAGCTTACAACAGCAAAATCTCTTATAAACACTATAGTACTAGCTTATATGAATAAATTAAACTATAGATATAATTTGTGCCTAGATATTAGTAAAAAATTATATTTCATAGAACTTATCCAAAAAATAAATAAACATCTATATAGACTAATCGGAGACCTAATTTCGCCAAAAATATTAAGTAATTGTCTTCCGGATATCAACTTAGAGGATATGTTAGAGGAGAGGTTAGAGGATAGGTTTTCTAGGTATTTATATCGCCCTTGCCCCGGTAAACATTTTTTTTATGAAGTTAGTAAAGAACTTAACCTTATTTCCGATCCGACAACTACTGAACTAAATAGTTCATCGGTTATAAGTCCAAACGGACAGTCAATCCCTATGTACGATCTATTATTTGGTAAAATACCAGGGTGTAGAGTAGAAAAACTTAGTGAATATTCGTATCAGGTAAATGTAACGATTCCTATGTCGGAATCAGTAAAAATAGATATAAGATGTGGAAACGAAGCACCTCTGCCCCCAAGT